ATTTGAGAAAATGTATAGAAAAGTTATTCACGCTGCGGTAGAAGCTGGGACTTTACCTAAAAGGGTTAGAATCCCCGATTATACTCAAGAAAGCTTATTGAGAACTTTCATTACCTTAGGATTCTCACAATTAATCTTAAGACCCCCTCCCACCGTGTAGTGCACCCAATTTTCTATTATGCTTCTACAATGAGGATCTACATGATATTTCTCTACTACTGCATCTTGCATCATCCATAATTGGTCTTGGGTTTGAGTATTTGACCACCAGGAAGAAGAATTATAATCTTTAGCATAAGTACCAATAAAAGCCTCATGGATTTGTTTCTCAGTAACAGGTTCATTTGGATCATGTTGTTCATATAAATAAGAATAATCTTGCGGCTCATTATCTATTAGGGCCCCAGTGGGTTCACCTCCTCTTATGTGCCACCTCTTCTCTTCATTAGTAGCCATTTCAGCTGCCTTTGACGCAATCTCTTCAGCTTTAGTCTTTCTTATAAATGATACCTTTTTAAATAAGTCTTTAATCTTCTTAAGCATAATAATCCTCATCGTCTATTTTAAAATCATCGTAAAAATCATCCCCAGTACTAGCCTCTTGAGAGTCCTCTGTACCAGCTCCATACTCAAATTCATTATTCCCTAAATTATAAGTACTACCCGCTAAACTTTGTAATAGGTCAATAGTACCTCTGGGTTTATGATCCACTTTATTCCTTTTATAATCTATCTCTGCCCCTAAAGCCTCTTTAGCCCAATATTCATGATACGGTAGAGCCAACCTATCATCATATAATGCATCCTTTAAAGACTGCATAGCAGAGAGTGTTTGCCCGTCAGTAGATACCCGGCGTAAACCTGTTCCATCTTTAGCTCTTTTATCATTAATCAATTTAGTAGAGGTTCTATCAATAGAAAGCCTCCCAACCCTAAAACCCTGAGATCTTAAAATTTGAATGGAGTCTACAGATTGGAAACCATCAAAGGTAATAACTGAAAGGTAAAAACCCCTTCTCTGTAATTCATATATAATATCTCTAATAGAGCTGATTAATATTTCATCCCCTCTACCAGCTTTAATCCTACCTAAAAAATCAAATTTAACAAAGGGCAATCTTACATCCTCAACAACTGATCCTGTATTATATACTTTATTCACTTGTCTAGTAACAAAGTGAGGGGCATAGCACATAGAAATACCTACTGCATCTTTTTTAAGTCCAAGGTCAATATGCATATATCTTGAATAGAGATGAGAACCTCCAGGTATAAAATCATCATCAAATACATTTTGCTTCTCATTAAAGGGGTTTTTATAAGCCTGTTTTTCTACTTCTAAAATCTTCCTTTTTAATTTAAAAAATGGTCTAGTAGACTCAGTAGGAATGCAAGCTATATCTCTCATAAAATTTTCAGGGTCTCTAAGAAAGTTGGCTTTTAATTCCAGTGGTATTTTTATTGTTTGTCCCATTGTTCCCAATAATTGTGTGGTAAATAGTCTGCAAGTTGGTAGAGAGAGTAACAACCCTGAATCTTGGAAGCTTCTTGTAGAAATCCTAAGAACTTTGGAAACAACTTATGGGGCTTTTGCCATACAGCGGCTTCTTTAAATCTTTCCTCATTCCAAAACCAATTATAAATAGGCCTTATAGTAGAATCACAACCTAATGAATTAGCTAGTTTACTAAATTCCACCAGCTCTCTAAAATTTACAGTTTGAACTGTAAAATCTAAAGCTAGTTGACCAAGACCTTGAGTAGATAGATATTTAATATTGTTAATTAATTTATCCCAATTAGCAGTAGGCCTAGTAATAGCGAAGGTCTTTTTAGTAGCAGCATCTAAAGAAATTCTAATATCCACCACCTCTGGATTAGCTTTTAAAGTTTTTAATGAATCCCACATTTTAGGAGTTAAATTTAATCCATTGGTACAAATAGCAATCTTTTCTTTTTTATCTATAATCTCTTGAGTTAAAGACCTTAAATAATTAATTCGGTGCCTATTATAAAAGGTTTCTCCGTGACATCCTATCAATAACCTATTTAATTGAGGATCATTTAAAAGTTTAGCTACCCAATCCCAAGTTTCCTCCATCCGACCATATTCTTTATATTTGATAACTGTGTCTCTACAAGTAGGACATCTTAGCTGACAACCAAAACTGGTTCCATCAGAACAGGAATTTGGATATTCATAATCATCACCGTTTTTAGAAGAGCCTAGTTTAACCTTTTCCCAAACTTCTTGAGGAGATATAAGTTTTAAATCATCAATCGATACTTTATATTTACCTTTGAAACAATCATCCCAACTTTCCCCAAAATTTAGGCTGGTATAATCAACACCGTTATTCTCAGTAGTAAAATTTAAATGTCTTAAAATAGGTCCATTATCTATAGTAGTATTTTCACTATACTGCAATAGCTCTCCTATACCAACCAAAATAAAATTTAGCTAAATCGGGTTTCCTTACCATTACCTCAGCATAATACTTAACTCTAAAAGCTTGAATCCGTGCAGGCTCTAAATTTGAGATAGCTTTTCTGGTCTTAGGACCTAACCCCCCATCTACCTCTATAGCTTTTGACCAATTTAAATTTTTATTATTAGCGGCCTGTTGTAATATTTTAACCGCTCTACTCCTACCCATATTTACGCACATATCAAAATAAATAAAGCGTAGATCTTTAGGTACTGACTCAACTTTATTCTTTACCCAATAATCTTGGTAATAAATCTCGATAGCCATAAGTTTAGTTAACTTCTTAATATTTATATCAGGATAAGACCTCTTACTTACACCATACTTAGTTTCTCCACCAGGGTCTTGTTTATCATGTACATAACCACCCTCGTGTTTTAAAACCTCTTCAATAATGTCTTCAAATTTAGTCAGCATCCTAACCTCTTAATTAATTCATATAAAGTTCTAGTATCTTCATAAGCTCTATGTATTGGATATACTCTAATACCCATGTATTTAGCCACCGTCCTCATTTTATAATTTGGTAATTCATAATCTAATCCTTTGACGTATTTTAGATAATCCTGGTACTCTAAACAATCAAATACTGGATCTTTAGCTACTAAAAAACTTTTATCAAACGAAACATTATAACCAATAATACGATGGCCTTTCATAAATTTAAATAAAATACGAGATATATCACTAAAAGTAGGACAGTTCATTAAGTCTTCATCTAGTAGACCTGTTAATTTTTTAATGATAGAAGGGAGGGGTTTTGATGGCCGTAATAATTGTTGGTATTGTTCTTGGAATTTTAAGCCCCTAAATTTTAAAGCAGAGACTTCTATTATATCTTCTTTCTTAGGGCTAAAGCCGGTAGTCTCTAAATCAAAAATAATCATGGGTAGCTAAAACTTTTGGAAATCTGTTTTCAGATAGAAGCTCATATTTGCTTTTTGAGATTAAATTCATGTGATATAGTGCTTGGACACAGTCAAAGTCTTTCTGTAGGTATTTAGCAAGGTTCTTATATCCAAGGGGTGATAAATATGTAGAATATTTTTTTGTAGGTTTTTTCTCATTAGGTACCCTCTTAGTGCCAAACAACTCCTTCATGTCTTCAGATAAAGTTTCAGTAGTGATCACACCTAAAATATCCTCATTTTGGCATTCTTCCAAAAAGTTTCCGATATAAAAATTAATATCTTCTTTTATGTGGTGTATATAATTTTCTCTCAAAGAGAGGTCGTTTTGTATTTCTCCATCCGCTTTATAAAGGCTTTCCGCTAAATTGTTAACGGTTTTATATTTTTCTAGTAATTCTTTTTCGCCTTCGAACCTGTACTCTTGATTTGACCTCCCCAGTCCATCACAAACAATTCTAGTTCTCCAATTAAACGCCGAAACAAATCGGTAGATAGGGTTTCTAATTGAGATAACGTATTTGTTGCCATTGATATATTTAATTTCCTGCAGGTGTAGTCTAGAAAACTCGAAGCCGTGTTCCTCTAAAGACTTCGAAATACTCCCACCGCCACATTTTCCAATATGAATAAATATGAATTTGGTCATATAGGTTCATTCATTAATAATCTCTAAGGTGTCTATATCTACTTCAAAGCATTCCTCCATATTAAAGAATTTAGAACCTTTAGCGTCCCATAGGTTTCTCATTCTCCAAAACATGTTTAATTTCTCTACCCCTATAGCCTTAGCCTCTTTAACCTTTCGCTCAAGAAAGGAGTCGGGATAACGGGGAGAGCTTATCAATACTATTATACCTGGTATCTTACCCCTCTTCATAAAACGCGAGGTCATACGATTCATTACTGCATTATACATCTCCTCACCAGCATCATAAATATCATCTTCAGACTTATTTGAATCTTCAGTAACCTCTAAGTAGTTAGCCTCATCAATTACAGCCGAGTATACATTATAACCCAAAGCTGATAGGGCGGAACTAGTACCAGCATATACACAAGTGTGATTTCTATCAATACGGATTTCCCGAGCGTATCGGGGATTAGCAGGGAAGTAATCTTTATTAAAACCAGATTGGAATCTTTCCCAACAATAAGTAAATAC